TGACTAAGGTTGAAGAGACTATTGACCTTGAATCTATTGAGTATGAACGGTATCCTGATGACACAGGCACCGTTTCTGTGGACAAGGATGTTCTCAATCGCCCTGAGTTTGCAATGCTCAAGGAAGCAATTGATGAGAACATGAAAGAGTTCTATCATAGAATTCTCAGAGCAGAGCATGGCACTCCAGTTCTATCAGGGTCCTGGATCAATGTACATGAACCAGGTGATCAATGTCCTCAGCATATCCATTGCAATGCTTGTTACAGTGGTGTGTTTTACTTTGATGTACCGATTGCTAGTGGTAGTATTGAGTTCTTCTCTGACAAGCAAGTAGGGAATCATGCATCTTCTACTCTGTATCCTGGATACATGGAGAGAAATGCTTTGAATACATGTAGTTTCACCTGCTTCCTTGAGGCTGGTACTCTCCTTATCTTCCCATCTCACCTTCGTCATGGTACTGAACCAAACAACAGTGAGAGTAAGAGATACTCTATGGGATTTAATTATTTCCTGGAGGGTGAGTTTGGTAAAGAGACTGGAAGAGTTACACTAGAGACTAAATAACTAAAAAGCTTTGTGTACATGGACTGGCAACCACATATTGTTGTGAAGGTAGAGCATGATTCTGCCGTCAAGACAGCAACGACTGCACTGAGAACATTCGACAAGGGTTTCCCTGGTAAGAAAGCGGTAGTACATTACATTGGTACTAACGTCCAAGCAAGAAAGACCATCGAGCAATGGTGTGGTAAAGGTGGACATAAGATGGTACAGTATCTGCCATCTACTAGACAGTCCCAAATTCATTACACATTGATTAGGAATAGTAGAGTGCCATTGGTATTCATCCGTGGTACTGCAGTGTTCTACGAGGACATGACAGGATATACTACCACCAAACTCTTCGGTGGTATGCTGTTGCCTAAGCGTTATACAATCAAGGGTGACAAGACTAGGATTAACCTAGGTGGCATTGACAAAACAGTTGTCTTTGTCGCGGACCCATTGAAAATTAATGCTAAGATCAATGAGTTGTCTGCATACTGGAATGCAAAGGAGAACAATCCTGAATCCAAGCACAATAAAAAGTGGGATGCTCAGTGGGCAGTTATCGATGGTGTTATCTACCAGCAAGAATCTGGTGTGTTGAACCTACTCTATGCATGGGATAAGTCCCTTGTATCTACCTTCAACAAAGCGACATCATCAAAGTATGAAGGCGTATTTGCTGGTAATAATTACCCAGATATGGTAGAATGGATGGAGAAGAACGGCGAAGATACTACTATCATCATGAAGTATATCAACGCTGCTCTCAACGACGACTGGGATACTCTTAAGGGATCCAAAAAGGCATACCTTGAGGACTTACAGGAGACGATCGTCTCGGAATGACGTAAAACTTGACCTGGTGGAGTCATCCCCGTATATGCCCGTGATGGAGACACGTTAAAAACCCTGGTCGGGATGGGTTTATCGACCCCTCGGGTTTCTTACTTCCTAAAAGTAAGTGGTGCGGATGGGAATATCTCCCCGCCTGGTTTCTTGTTTCCAGACAAAGAACAAGTGGCGTGCATGGTGTAACCCTAAATAGAGGAGCCTTAGCTCCTCTTTTTTATGGCTGAAAATAATAAACCAGTCGTAGAAGAGAAGGACCATGATGAAGATAAGAGTGAAGTCCTTGGTAATCTGGTGAAAGTTGTTGTACTTATATGGTCCGCATCTCTTCTCACATTTAGTTACGTTCGCTTGCCGAATGGACAAAAGATTCTAGACTTTGATCCTACATTCATCGCATCCGTTTTTTCTGGATCGTTAGCTGCGTTCGGATTGTCTCCTGCCAAGTCTGGTGGAAGTAACGCTAACGCAAACGCTAAGAAAAAGAAAGAAGAACCCCCTGTCGTTTCCGCTGTGGAGCCAAAATAATGCAGAGAGTATTCAATGTACTTGCTTTGTCGTCTTTCGTTTTATCTGCTACCCTCATTGGTGGTGCTGGCTATCTTTTGCTTAACAAAGATGCTATGATTGAAGAAGCAAAGAAAGGTGTAGTCAAAGCTGCTACCGATGCAGTAGCGAACGCTTTACCAGGCATGATTGATGCCGCAATGCCAGAGTTACCTGAGGTAACTGGAGGTGCCCTTCCTGTGCCAGGTCTGTAATGCCACGTAATTTTATGACTAGAGAAGACGCTGAAGTGAGACTTCTTAAAATGAAGAACGAACTTTATAATGGATCTTGGTCTGCCAAGGGTGCAGACTGGCATGATGGTGCTCACACGATGCTCAATCGTGTACTAGATATGATAGGTGAGTACAGATATGGACCCGATTCCTGACATCGACATCAACCTTAGAAACATTGCCATCCCAGAGACACAAATCTGGGATGTTCAAGTTCCTAATACAATCCCTCGTGTTGTTCCTGTCACGCAACTGATAGGAACTCCTGTCGTTAACATGCCTGGATGTGTTACTGCTCACGAGAAGAGTGGTAAGAATGACACGATCGTTGATGATGATCCCAAGGGCACCAAAATATTCTGTGATGGTCAGGTTCCTTCATACAATCCTATCCAGTATGAACCTGAGCAGATGGTCATCACAAGACCTGCTGAGGTGCCTAAGGTACCTTCTCCTGAAGAACCTACTCCACCCACCCCAGAGATCCCTAAGACGCCCCCTCAGACGGCAGTCGTGGAGGAGACGAAACCAGAACCAGAACCAGAAATCCCCTGGACTGAGGAGTATCTACCACCGCTGGGTACAGTTACCACTACCGCATCGATCGCTGTCGTTGCTACTACCTCAGCACTGTTAGCAAAACCGCTGGCAGATCTCCTGTTAAAGGTGATCAAACCAACGGTCAAGAAAGTTATTAAAAAGATTGCTGCTATCAGGGGGAAGACTGTAAAGGTTGAGTCCTTAAAGGAGCGCCGAGGTCAGCAGCGGATTCGGAATAAGGCGATTCGGATCTTGAAGGGGAGGGAATAACGTGAACGTGTGGTTTGATATGGTTTACGTTTTGAACAACCACATCAGCACATATCTTAGCGTATCTACTTTGTGGATGGAACTGAATTCCCTCCTTTAACAACTGCCCACAATTCTTAAGGCGGGCTAACTCAAAATCTAATCTCTTATTTGCAAGCAGTTGTGCTCTGTAAGCATTGTGATTCTTTGCTGCTTTCTTACACAACGCTACCTGTTCTTTGTCTAACGGGATAGACCACGTTGCAGAGAAACCTACACCGATGTTGTAGTTATCCTTCTGTCCTGTTCTTGTAGGAACCGTATATAATATGGAGCCAGGATTATCAGGTGCTCCGTCCTCATCCATGTCACGCATGTCATAGACAGGACTATCCCACCAGTCTTCATATGGTTTTTGGAAATTTCCTGCAGTAGTAACGTATGGGGTAACGTTTAACGTACTACCTTGGCAGGAGATTCCGTCTCCGTATTGCGACGTGATATAAGGACCCTGTAAAACCTGGATAGCTTGGTTGGTCACTGAGCCTGAGCTATTCGCCACGGGCGCTGCAGTAGCAGACACGCCACCAACGGTCTCAGCGTGCGCTGGTGTGGTGCAGAACAGTGCTAGGATTACTGCGTAAACACGCTTGTAGTTTCCGTTGTGCTTTCTATGTACGTCTCTCTTTGAATGATTGTATGATTCGTGAGCCCTGGTCCCATCATCGTTTCCGTGTACTGGAACGCTGCTCCTGGTACCGACTGTTTGAAGTTCGGTCTTGATCCCACGCCTGTCCATGTTGTAGTAGTTCCATTGATAGTTGCATTCACCGAACTAGTGGTCGGAGATATACTCTTATTAGTATCTATAACCTCAACACCAGTGCCACTTACAGACCACTGGTATCCTGTGTTATAGTCCATCGAGTTAATAGTCTCATTCACAGTCGATTTCGTGGTTGTCGTGCTCGTCATACTTCCCTGAGTGAAATTTGGGACAACGGGGACTGCCTGGGCGGTGGCACCTGTAAGTAGGATTACCACCGCACTCGTCGCAATA